CCCGACCGTGTAGAACTTGCCCGGCATGACGGGGCCGCCTGCGGCCATGCCGCCGCCAAAGGCGAAGAGTTCAGGGCTGGCAGCCATGGACGTGCTAATATCCGTTTGCAGTGCGGCATTGCCCGCGCCACCGCCCGCATTGCCGAAGAGACCGCCAAGCGAACCAAGCAGCCCACTGCCGGACTGCCCACCTGCCGCGGGTTGCCCCACCAGATCCTTCAGCACCTTACTGAGCATCCCTTTCAAGTCGATGGCATCCGCCACCATATCGAGCACCATGCGACTAAATGAGTCAGCCAGACGCTTAAACGAAAATTCCCCAGTGACCGCCATGTCCACAAAGGTATTGGTCAGTTCTTCCGCCATCTTATTCAAATGTTCCATCATATCGGCTTGCTTTTCCGTCGCGAGCGTGTCCTGCATCTGTTGCTGCGCTTTGGCCAGCGTGCCAGGATCACTCGTCACTTTCTTGAGATCCTCGAAGCGTTTGGCCAGTTGCTCCCGGCGCGTGAGTTTGATGTCGGGTTCAAAGTCCGGCATGATGTCCTTGATGGCTTCGAACTCCGCAGCGCTACTCTTAGCGGCAGACCGCAAGGCGGGAAGTTGCGCTTCGATGCGTTGCACATCGGCGATGGCGTCGGCCAGGTTCCGCGCTTCCTTGGCATACTGCGAGGTCGCCAGGCTTGCTGCCAGCATGCTCGCCTTATCGGCGTCCCGCTCGGCGCGGACTTCGATATAGCGCGCGGCCAGGGTGCGCAGCGCATCGATATTCTGGGCATGGACGCGGGCGACCTCCTCGGCTTGCTGCAGATCCTTGCGCTTCTCCTCTTCCGCCAGTTGTGCGGCTTTGCGCCTGGCGGCTTCGGTCTCCTGGATGGCTTTGCGTTCGGCGGCTGCCGCGTCCTGAATGGCTTGCTGTTTGGCCTTGATGCCAGCCGTATCCTCCCGCAGTTGCCGCCGCAGAGCCTCCTGATTGGCCACCATCTCAGTGGGGATGGGTTCCGCCTTAGCGCTCCTGGCCAGGATGCTTTCGGTGAGTGTTTCCAGAGATTTCTCTGTGATCGCCTTGCGCTTTTCTAGGAAAGTAATTTGTTCTTGCAGCGTGCCGTTAATCCGACCGTAAATCTCCGGGGTCGTGGCAGAAGACTTGTTGAGTTTGTCGATGGCGACTTGTTGATCTTTGAAGGTGGTCGTAAGCGCGTCGTTACTGGTCTTGGTCGCATCAATAACCGCCTTGCGGTTCACATAGGGCTCGTTCACTTCCTTGAGGCGGCTGGCAGCGGCTTGTTCCTGTTGGACGCGGTTAGTGGCCGTCGCTGCGATGGCATCCCGTTCTTTTTTCAGGGCATCGATACGGGCTTGGGCCTCGGCCATAGCGCCACTCGTGGCAACCGCGCCGGTCATGATGCCAAAACTGCGCTGTTGTCTGGCCACTTGGAGACCAAGAAGCTCATCTTCCGCGCGCTTGAGTTTTTCCGTCAGGTCAAGAAGCTTCTGGCGTTCATCCCCCTGAAGTTTATCGAGCGTTGTGCCGAGTCCCAGGGTCGGTGTGGCCAATCGCTCAGTGCGTTGGCGTTGTTCCTCCTCCCCCTCGCGCAAGGCTCGTGCGACCGCCGCCGCTTTCCCCGCCGCAGCATCCAGAAACGTCAACAAGCCCGATTGTGCCGCCCGTTCTTTGAGGAGCAAAATCTCATTGCCGAGTTGGACAAAGCCGGCCCCCGCCTTGGCCGCCGCTGTGGGGAGTTCTGTCTGGAGCTGCGCGGTAAAGCGCCGCGTAAATTCCGCGGCGTCCAGGCCCTTGGTAATGAGATCTTCCAGCCCCTTCGTCGTCGTCCCAAAGGCGCGCGCGGCAATCTGCATGGCCCCTGGCAGGGCTTCGCCTAACTGCCCGCGCAACTCCTCCATACTGACCTTGCCCTTGCTGATAATCTGCTGCATGGCGGTAAGGGCACGGCCGAGCTGCTCGGTGGAAAGGCCGTAGGTTTGCGCAGCACGCGAGAGCGCGGTGAAGAGGTCACGGGTGGCCGTGCCCTCCAGAGCGGTGCCGCGCGTGGCGGCGCTCAGTGAGCGGTACTGCCCGGCCACACTCTGGAGTTCGAGGCCCAGCTTGTTGGCGGTCTGCACGACAAATTGAAATTCCCGGTTGCCCGCCTGCGCCCCGCCACTGATTGCCGCAAAGGACTGCCGCAGATTCTGCATCTCGATGCCGACTTTGACCACATCCTTCATGGCGGTACTGAGGGCCTGCACGGACAGGACACCAGCAGTCAGGCCGACTAAGGACGTGGACAGCGCCTCGAAGCCAGACTGCGCACTGGTGACCGCTTTCTGGGTGCTCTGTACTTCCGTGCGCACCTTCCGCATACCGGATTCGAACGCATCCGTTTTGGCTTGCACCGTGACGATAAGAGAGCCGGCTATGGCCATGACAATCCTCTACTCAAGTTCTCGCGTGTCTTGACCGATATAAAAGACAGTGGTTGTGTTATCATACTGACGTGGGATGGTAGCGGGTCGCTCCCGCTCGTAAGCTACATGCTTCACCATGTCAGGCCATCCCTTTCACCTGTGAAGAGGTGCCTTATGACCATCGATACGCTGACTCTCGTCTTTCTCTTTGCCATCCTCGGCGCCATGCTCTGGGACATCCACCGTGTTGGACTGCGTGCCCATGAGCGCTCGCAAGAGATGCTCAAGGAGATTGCCCGCTTCCTCGGCACAGATCGGAGGTAGCCATGAAAAGCATCAATGGTCTCCTCTGTGGTCTTGCCTTCATAACCCTCACAGCTCTCGCCCCTGCACATGCAGAAGCGAAGAAAGCAAGAAGTACCAATGAGGATATTTGCCCCATCATGGGCAACATGGTTCTTTCGGCTGTGCATTACCGCGATCTTGGCATCGCAGTGGAAAACGCCCTGCGTGTCAATGACGACATGGCCATGAAACAAGGTACTTATGGGACTCTTGGGCATAGTGCGTACCAATTGGTCTTACTCACGGTCTATAAAGACCCACACGCACAAACCGCCAAATTACGCGAAGAGATTGAAAGCTTTTGTCGCCAGCATCTGTCTCGCTAACGTATCTCTCCCCCCGCTGCCCTCGTCAGTGCCTCCAGCATCTGTTGCTGCTGGGCGATAAGCGCATCACGGTCTTCCGCTGGCGCCTGTCGCCCAAAGTCGGGCATGAAATCCGCAGGCGTGAACGGGTCGGTCTCCCCACTGCGGTGGATATTCGCCAGCGTACTGGCAAGAATCCCGGTACGGAGATCAGCGCGCCCTTCGCCCCATGGTTCGAGCTGCCAGTAGGCTTGCCATTCGGTAAACTCTCGACTGTCTACCTCCCGCTGCGCCCGCTTGACGGACATCCCTAGACTGAGGGCGAGTCGGAACCAGAAGCGTCGCTCGGGACGCTCGCGGAGTTTTTTGTCAGGGTGTCCACGTCCTCCTTGGTCATGCCACTGAGGCGCTGCGCGACAGTAAAGAGGCGGTCGAGCACCTTGGCCGACTTGCGACTCAGCGAGTCCACATCGTTGAGCATAAACAGCGGCATACCCTTGTCATCACACACGGACAGCACCACGAGACGCGCGCGCAGGTTGTAGAAGCGCTCGCGGCTGTCTTCCTCCGGATCACTGAGCATGTCCGCCTCGAAGCGGTCGCGCTCGGCGCCCGTGAGACAGCGCACGAACACGTCTCCACCCCACTCCTCAACGTGAACGAGTTCGCGCTGCAGATCATCGGCCCCTAAGATGTCCTCACGAGAAAGCATAGGTCCCTCATGCCAGCAACGTCGGGCGGCTGTACTCATACGCCCCTGTGAAGGCAATAATAATGGCCGCCATCATGATTTCATTGGGCTGCATGGTCACCTCGACATCTTTCACCCACCCTGTTGCCTGCCACTTCGCCGGCGCGCTTTCATTGGTGCGCTTGGGCAACGTCAACTTGATGGTTTGCACCTCATGCACCTTTGGTAGACCGATAGCGCTATCAAAGTGCACGCTCAAGTTCCAGTCCTTGAGCTGCACCACACCGCCGGGAATTTGCTGCCCGTTGCTGTTCACCTCATCGAGCGTGGGCATCATCAGGTGCGAGGCGTCGAGGCTGGTGCCCTGCACACCCATGGCGCCATTGATCGAAACAATCTCGCCGATACTCCCGCTTTGCGTAAATTCGATTTGTGCGCCCAGGCCGATCTTGGCCCGGCTATTCGAGACGGCCAT